CTCCGGGTAACGCGCCGACCCTGGCGCCCCCCCGCGAACGGGTTTCTGCCAGGCGTCGGTTAATTTTTGGCGCATAGCGCTCTTATATTTTTTTTGGGTTGGGGTGTGGGGGACTCTAATCATAAAGGTTGTGCTGTGCAAACTGCAGGGGATCTTCAGGCTCGTTGGTCGTCTTAGCGTAGCCGATAAAAGCGGCCACGGATGCGAATATCCACTTGCTGTAGTAATCAGTTGTGCAACTGTACCACAGCTTGGCGGTGGGTCCTAGTCCCGATCCTAGGTCAACTTCCGCTCGTGAAACAACGCGCCTGGTAGCGTATTGGAGGTTCTGCTCGTAAACATAGCCTTGGGACTCGTAGGGTAGATGGTCCGGCACAGGAGGTGGCAGATGTATTACCATGTCCTTGCCTTCATGTACCAAGGCGAGCCTCCAATCGAAGTCCGGATAGTTGTTATCCAGAATTATCCCACTTTTCATATCGGGATCTGAATTGAGGTCGAAGGAGAGGGCTAGTTTCGACCCCTTGGGTAGCAAGGGAGGGATCTTGAGAGTGGTGACGAATGCTACGTCATACGCCCACTTGTAAACCGCTGAGGGCCTCGAATAGCGGAGCCGGGTGGCGGAGGCCTTAAAGCCTTCTACGCTTGGTTCCCTGAACGGCATGACCTGCACTGTGTTTCCCTCCAGCAGGGTTGTCGTCGGGGTCCGGCCGCTAGAGAAGTCATAGGCGAATGTGGTGTCATTCACCCAGAGCGCCAACTCAAGCGGTTTGAACCACTAGGGTTTGGGGAAGGCGAACTCGACTCGGTAGCTGAACTGGAGATAACCAGGGGAGTCGGCGGTGTTCCAAGCATACACAGTGAATGCCACTGCGTCTTCCCCCGTGGCTGCAGTGCTCAGATATTTGGCACTCATGATGTCTGAGCCAAGGGAGAGGGAGGAGTTCTTCCACACCGCGTGGGACTCCATAGGCCTAAGCTTAACTATAGCATTTAATGTTGCTATATTGGCGTTGGTAGGCCCTTGGAGAACTCCATAGGACACGCTGCCGGCGGTCGCCGCGGAGGAGGTGGATATGTAAGCGATATTTACATACTGGATACGGTACCTATTAAAGGCACCGCCCTCCTTATCCAGTCGCGGGAGCGTCGTTTCGCTGGGCTTGAACTGCATGGTGAAGAGAGTGTTCTTCGCGCCCAGGGATATGATCTCGGTGTCGCGCACCACCAAGTTGGAGCCTTCTTTGGTGGTGGCCAGAGGTCGGCTAGGGGCACCGGTACCTCTGGGGCGACGACGACGTCCGCGTCCCCTAGGTGCAGCCTGTGACGGGCCCGGCTGCGGGGCATAAACAGGCGCCTGACGGCGCCTGCGGGGTGGTGGTATGGGGGGACCATACATTGGGGCTGCTGGCGGTTGATTGTACCACTGCCAAGCATTACGTGCCACGGTACCAGCTGCTCTCGCTCCTAGTAGCGCCCATGGCACTCCACGCCTCGAATACCCGGTGTAGGGATTCAGCGTCATAGTTCCTTCTTGACCTTATCTCCGGAACTACACAGTGGCGTGGCATAGACTCGAAATTGTGCTGATCTTGCACACTGAAACCCCAAGCCGTGTACACATCCAGACGAGCCTGCATGGTAATGGTCGCCTGGGGAAGGTCCTTCACCAACTTCCACTTCTCCAAATCCTCGGGGTCAAAGATGGGCTTGATGCCCGTCCGTAGCCGGCGGGCGAGCTTGCCCATCATGGGGCAGCCCCGGCCCGCGGCTTCCTCACACATCAGTTTGCCCTCCACTAAGCGCGGCCAGGCGGGGCCGTTGTAATTCCGAACACTGATATTGAAGTGAGCGGCGGCCCGCAGCGGATCCCTCATCATGGTCGGAGGGTCGCTTCTGATGCAGTGAGCTTGGCAGAAGTCCGCTTCTGCCAAGTCCCGGTAAGCTTGGCACTTGGTCTGAAAGCCAAGCTTGGAGCAGTGGTCCTTGAAGGCCTTCTCATTGTACAGGGCCGAGGGCATGATAACAACCGAGTCATCGCCGTCTATGTAGAGTCCGTACGTGGTAGCCCCCGCCAAGATGCAGTAGGACGTTAGGACCTTGGCGTTAAGTCTGCTATTTCTCCCCCCTGTATCGTAGTCGCCACTCTGAACCGTTTCCTTGCTCTGATACTTTATACCATTGCGCGTTCTGCACTTGTTCACATGCCGCAGGCGGAGTAACCGCTTAAGGAGCTTGCTTCTTGGATAGCTCCGGCGGTACTCAGCCTCGATATGTCTCAGGTGCTGCTTGCGGACACTGGAATCGAACTTACTATGGTCCGCGCAGATTACAAGCGCGTCCTCGACGGCCGCCATTTTAGCTAAAAGATCGGCGGCTCGCTGCTGAGGATTCCTCTTCTTCGCAAAGATCAGAGTCCCGGTGGGGTCGGTTTCGTCAAACATGGCGTCCTCCAGAGGTTTGAGATAGGTGGCTAGGAGCAGGTTATACTCCTTGGAACGATACTGTATAAGGCGGGGCGCTTTGTCGGCTATTTCATCGACTGGAATCTTATCAGGTTTGATGAATGCCGAGACATAAGCCCAATGACGCTGGAAGGGCTGCTGGAGATTAATCGCAGCCCTCGCGTAGGCTTTGCGCTTGCCGCCGCTATACCCCTTCACGATGTCCCATATGTTAGCCCGGGGGACATCATACACGGGGGCCCACATGGATAGGGCGGCTGCCGTGTACGGTTGGTTGCCGGGCGCCTGCTGCCTGAGGTGTCGGTTGTGCAGGCTAACTAGCTCATTGCAAATGCAGTTCTTATGCACCGCCACCCGGTAAGACGGTAGTGCCGCGATGACCGTAAAGGCCGTTCGCGATTCATTGCAATGCCCACTAGGCTTGTAGACCACCTTGGCACTGGACATGAGGGGCCCCAGGGGGGTGCCCTTCACGCAGGTGGCGTCAAGCCTAGCAGGGCCTCTTCAAGCTAGTTTATAAAGAGGGTCAAGGCGGGCGAGCTCCTTTTGGAAGCGATGGTTGCCGAACATCGAGGCTAGGAGGTGTTCGGGACCACTAGGACGCATGGCGGCTACGACCGTGTTGAGGATCAAATCCGTCAACTCTAGCGGAGAATAAGCGCTAGTGTCGTACGCGGCAAGGTGCCTAATCGCCTTTGCCTTGAGCTGGAGTGGGAGTGCCCCGTTTCGCCTGTTGTTAAAGGCGGCTTCCAGTCGCAGGGCTGCATACAAGCCGGCCTCCAGCTGCACTTGCTTGTTGCGCGTGGGCGGGCCCCAGGG